CCAGCGCACAGATAGCCAAGACGCTGTTTAGCAAGGCTCAGGGCGGGGATACGACTGCGTTGATCTGGTGGACTAAGGCTCAGATGCGATGGGCTGAGACGCAGAAGCAAGAGGTTACTGGTGCTAATGGTGGCGCACAGGAAATGATCGTCCGATGGGGCGGGAAGGCTAAAGATGACGTACAAACAGACTAACTGCCCTATGTGCAGCGCGTTCCTAGTGAACAACAAGTGCCTGAACTGCGGGTATGTGAAGTGACAGAGATAGTCATTCCTTACGAGCCTAGGGTACAGCAGGAGGAAATCCACCATGCCATTGAGCAGCATCGTTTTACTGTGGTGGTTGCCCATCGTCGTATGGGAAAGACTGTTAGCGCAATCAATCACCTTATCAAAGCCGCGATAGAGTGCGACAAGCCTAACCCACGGTTTGCCTACATAGCACCTACCTACAGCCAAGCCAAGAGAGTCGCTTGGGATTACCTACTAGAGTACACAAGGCCACTTAATGCAACTGCAAACATTGCTGAGTTACGGGTTGATTTTTGGGGGCGTAGGGTTAGTCTTTACGGGTCTGATAATCCTGATAGCTTGCGCGGTCAGTATTTCGATGGCGTGGTTATCGACGAAGTTGGCGATCAGAATCCGAGAATTTGGAACGAGATCATCCGACCTGCTCTTTCCGACCGTGGTGGGTGGTGTTCTTTCATTGGCACTCCTAAAGGTGCTAACCATTTCGCTGAACTAGCCGACAGAGCCAAGTCCGAGGAGGGCTGGAAGTATCTAGAGTTCAAGGCTAGTAAGACAGGTGTTCTGCCTGAGTCCGAGCTTAAAGCCGCCTATCGAGAGATGGGAGAGGACAAGTACAACCAAGAGTTCGAGTGTTCCTTTAACGCAGCGGTCGAGGGTAGTTACTATGGGAAACTTATTAACGACCTTGAAAGGGATGCTCACATTAGTGATTTTCCTCGTGACGATCTCTGCCGTAGCTTTGTTGCTTGGGATTTGGGAATGGGTGACTCGACTGCTCTATGGGTTGCTCAACTGGCTGGAAAGGAAGTTAGACTCCTTGATTGCGTCGAAAACCATGGACAGGGACTAGATTGGTACGTTCGCTGGCTGAAGGACAATGACTATGCAGGGTTCAGTCAAATCCTGCCCCATGACGTACAGGTAAGGGAGTTAGGCACAGGCAAGAGCCGTAAGGAAGTCCTAGAGGAAGCAGGGCTGTCCATAACGGTTGCGCCTAGATTGTCTGTGGCAGACGGGATTCAGGCTGTCAGGAGACTGTTGCCTAGGTGCTGGTTCCATCCAAGGACTAAGCCGGGACTAGATGCCTTACGGAACTACCGTAGGGAACATGACGAGAGACGGCAGATATTCTACGAGAAGCCGCTACATGACTGGTCTAGCCATATGAGTGACGCTTTCAGATACCTAGCGATAGGTCTTGACGAGGGCGATAGTTCATGGCAGACATCGTTGCCAATTTCAACGAAATGGATTGTATAATAAGCAAAACCCATAAGGATTTGCTATGAAGATGGATGAGGGTCAAATCAAGGGAATTATCGAGAACGAGATCGATAACTCCATCGGTTATATTGATACCGAGACTACGGATCAGCGATCCAAAGCACTAGAGTATTACCTGCGTTATCCGTATGGTAACGAGGTAGAAGGCCGTAGCCAGATCGTGACTGGTGAGGTAGCTGAAGCTATCGACGGTGCATTACCCCAACTTATCCGGGTCTTTACGACCACCGAGGATATTGTCTCCTTTGAGCCTCAGACTCCAGACGATGAGGAGTCATCCAAACAGGCCACAGACTACTGTAACTGGGTGTTTTACCGTGAGAATGACGGTCTAATCATCCTGCACAACTGGTTCAAAGACGCGCTGATGATGAAGGTTGGCGTAGTCAAGGCGTACTGGGAAGCCCAAGAGGACGTTAATAAAGAGTCCTACAAGAACCTGACCGAAGACGAGTTAGCCATGCTGCTGTCTGATCCTGCCATCGAGGTAGTGAGCCAGAAGGTAGAGATGGTTGACGGTGGTGTGGATATGATGGGTATGCCTATCCAGATTCCTTACTACTCGGTCAAGGTCAAGAAGGTTAAGAAGTACGGCTGCGTCAAGATTGAGAACGTACCGCCAGAAGAATTCCTAATTAGCAAATCGGCAAGAACTATTGAGGATAGCCCGTTTGTGGCTCATCGTCGCTTGATGACTCGTTCGGAACTCACAGCGATGGGGTTCGACAAGGACATCGTTGAGGGATTGCCTAGCTACGACGATCTCCAGTTCACGCCTGAGCGTATTGCTCGATTCAGTCAGGGTGAGCAGCCGGATGAGAACATCAGCCTAGACCCAACGATGCAGGTTGTTGAGGTCTACGAGTGCTACATCAAGATTGACGTTAATGGTGACGGTATCGCTGAGTTGCGGAAGATTGTCTATTCTGGCAACGAAATCCTAGATGACGAAGAATGTGACCTAGTACCGTTCCACAGTCTCTGTCCTATCCCGATTCCGCACAAATTTTATGGTCAGTCGCTAGCAGACCGGACAATGGACATCCAGCTAATTAAGTCTACTGTTACGAGACAGATGCTGGATAACCTGTACCTAACGAACAATGCTCGTCTGGGTGTGGTTGATGGTCAGGTCAACTTGGATGATGCTCTTAATGCAACTCCGGGCGGTATTATCCGTGTCAAGTCGGCTGGTGCGATTGTGCCTATCGAGGTTCCTGCTGTAACGGCTCAGGCTTTCCCATTGCTTGAGTACATGGATAGCGTTCAGGCCAAGCGTACAGGCGTTAGCGACCAGCAGCAGGGTCTTGATCCTGACGTAATGAACAACGTCTCGGCTACGGCTATTGCAGCGATGATGAAGTCGAACTCTGGGAAGCTGGAGTTGATCGCTCGAATCTTTGCTGAGACAGGCGTTAAGAGCTTGTTTAAGGGGATTCTGCACCTATTGGGCAAGTATCAGGATCAGGCCAAGATTGTCCGTATGCGTGGCAAGTTTGTGACCTTTGATCCTCGGACATGGACTAATCAATACGATGTGGCGATTAACGTCGGTCTGGGTTCAGGGGATCGTGAGCAGAAGTTGGCTATGTTGCAGATGATTCTCGGCAAGCAAGAGCAGATTCTGACTCAGTTTGGGCCATCGAATCCGCTGGTATCTGTGTCTCAGTACCGCGATACCTTGGCTAGACTGATTGAATCGGCTGGTTTCAAGGATGCTAACGCCTTCATTAACGAGATCAGTCCAGAACAGAACGAGGCATTGTCTCAGCCACAGCCACCTGTTCCAGATGCTCAGGCTGAAGTCGCACAGATGCTAGCTCAGGTAGAGAGAGAAAAGACCGAGGCTAAGGCTCAGATTGAGGCTGCGAAACTAGGCTTACAGAGAGAGCAACTAGAGGCTGAGTTCACCCGTAAGGGGATTGAATTGTCTATGCAGCAGGAGCGTAGTGCTTCTGAGATGCGTATCAAAGAGGCTGAGTTGGCTGTTAAACAACTACAGGCTATCTTGGCGATGGACATTGCTGACGAGGACAGCCGTAACAAACAGGCTGATATTGTCCTGAAGGCGATTAAAGAGCTAGGTAATCTGACCGGGAATCAGATGTAATGGATGACTATCTGAAAAAGCTGACCAATATGCTTGTTGGCGGTGGCATCAAGGGCTATGGGGCTGTTGCAGACCGTAGTTCTATGCCATCTAACAAGCGTATATATTTGGAAACTTTTGCAGATGAGCAGAAAACTCCGATTACTGAGAGAAACTTTACTGAAGCCGAGCTAAAGACTATTGGTGAGTTGGTCAAGGCTAAACAGGTTGGCGATCCAAAGGCAACCAAGGGTTACGTTAAATACGAGGACTACGCAAAGTTCCTGTCCCCAAAGGAAACGTCTCAGGCTGCTGGTGTGGCTGCTGGTGAGCGTAATCCGTTTGAGAACATTCGGACAACCTTGGGTCAGTTTAACTACCAGATTGATCCAAAGACCGGAAATGTCGTTGTTTCTGACGTTTATGATTTCAACAAGTTGAACCAAAAGTTGATGAATACGATGTCTCGTGGTGATTACGTTGTGAATACGCTTGATCCGTATACCATAGCGAGAATCTACGGTGAGGCTAATATGCCAGTTGGTCAGGGTAGACCAGTTACGGTACAGATTCCGGGGTTGCTAGGGCGATGAACGGGTTACTAAATGACATCATTCAGCAGGGCATAGCGTCGTATGGTGCTAGGTATGCACAAAGCCCGTCTGAGCCGCTAGAAATGAAGGGCAAGGGCTATTTCGGGATGTTGCCAGCTAGCGATGGGTTTTCTACGGAAATCTCGATGACGGATGATGCAGGTAGGAGTTTCCCGGCATTGGTTCCGACCCTAACGCAAGAGGAAGTTAATTACTTGATGAAGGGTAACGAGCCGACTGCTGATATGTACCGTAAGGCTGAGTTGTTTGCTAACTATCGTCAGTCTCAGGGAATGTCACCGTTTGCGTCCCCGACTGAATTACGGATGCCTGTAGGATTATTGGGGTACTAATGGACAAAAGCCAATGGGCTGAACACTTACTGAGGGATGAGGGCTTTCAGATGATGATGGAAGAACTCCGGTCAGTAGAGGTCAGTAAGTTTGCGATGAGTGCTGCTAGCGAGGCTAACGTAAGAGAAGATGCTTACCACCAGCTAAGGGCATTAGAGAAGATTGAGGCCTACCTTGAAGGGCTATCGGCACAGAAGCTGATAGACGAAAAGCGGCTGAAAATTTTGTAACTGAGTCGGGCAGTTCCCGATATAATTTAGGAAACAATATATGAGCGATACTGGAAGTATGACCCCGGAAGGGAATACTCAGTTAGACGTAGGTGGTGCAGCTAACGCTATCTTGGGATTGATGGGCAATGAGGAAGGCTCCGAACAGGAACAACCTGAATCACAGTCCGAGTCCAACGATAGCGAGGCCGAATCCGAATACATTGAGGCGCAAGCTGAAGATGAGTCGGAGGTAGAACAAGATGAAGGTGAGGATGAGCAAGAGGAACCCGCTAAATACCGCGTTAAAGCCGCTGGTGAAGAACGTGAGGTAACCCTTGATGAGCTTATCAAATCTTATCAACTTGGCACAGACTATACGAAGAAATCGCAAGCGGTAGCTGAAGAACGCAAGGTAGTTGAAGCAGAACGCCAGCGTATCGAGGAAGCTAGGTATCTCCGCGACCAATATGCGGAACGGTTGCAGGTAATTGAGCAGATGCTTAACCAGCAGCCGGAAACTGAGAATCTGGACTATCTGAAGGAAACCGATCCAATCGGTTACGCAGTTAAGGTCGCAGAACTGTCTCAGCGGGAGAAGCAACTAGCCCAAGTTCGAGCAGAACAGGCTAGGATTTACGATCAGCAGCAGAGGGAGCAGCAGGAGCAACTTGGTCAGGTAGTACAGGCTGAGTCTCGTAAGCTAGCAGAGGTTATCCCTGAGTATGCTGACCCGCAGAAGGGCGAGACATTACGTCGTGAACTCCGTGAATTCGGACTCAAGGCGGGATTCTCAGATCAGGAATTAGCGAATGTTTATGATTCGCGGGCAGTTTTAACGCTGTACAAGGCGATGCAGTACGACAAGTTACAGTCTGCAAAGCCGAGCATCACGAAGAAGGTTAATGAGGCTCCGAAGGTAATGAAGTCGGGAGTTTCACAGCCTCGTGATAGCAGCGACGAGATGAAGAAACTTAAGGCTAGGGCGAAGCAGACCGGAAGGGTCGCTGATGCCGCTAAAGCATTTGAACGATTTTTATAAGGAATTATCATGCCTACATTTACAGCACATACCGCTATTGGTCAGCGGGAAGATTTGACCGACATCATCTATGACATCTCGCCAACTGAGACACCATTCATGTCCTCGATTGGCAAGACCAAAGCTACTGCCGTGTATCACGAGTGGCAGACTGACTCGCTGGCTGCTGCTACTACTGCTAACGCTGCGATTGAAGGTGCTGACGCTACATCGGCAACTCTGGCTCCAACGGTTCGCCTTGGTAACTACACCCAGATCATCCAGAAGACCGTTCAGGTTTCGGGTACTTTGGACACAGTAAACAAGGCTGGTCGTAAGTCGGAAAAGGCTTATCAGTTGGCTAAGGCTTCTGCTGAACTGAAGCGCGATCTGGAAACCATCCTGTTGGCTAACCAAGGTCGTTCGGCTGGGACATCGACAATCGCTCGTAAGCTCGGTTCTATTCTGTCGTGGATCAAGACTAACTCGGACAAGGCTTCTGACGGTTCCGATCCAGCAACTATCGGTGTATCGACTCGTACTGACGGGACTGTTCGTACCTTCACCGAGGCTCTGCTGAAGACTGTTGTTTCTGAGGTGTTCGTATCAGGTGGTTCGCCTAAGATTCTGATGGTTGGTGCTGCTGGTAAGCAGAAGGTATCGTCGTTTGCTGGTATCGCTGCACAGCGTTACATGGCTCCGGGCAATACTCCTACCACCATTATCGGTGCGGCTGACGTTTATATGTCGGACTTTGGCACGATGTCGGTTGTTCCTAACCGCTTCATGCGTACCCGTGATGCTCTGATCCTTGATCCTGAGTACGCAGCACTCGCTTATCTCCGTCCATTCCAGACTAATGATCTGGCTAAGACTGGCGATAGCGAGAACACTCAGCTCTTGGCTGAAGTCACTCTGGAAGTCAAGAACGAGGCTGCTCATGGCATCGTTGCTGACCTAGATATGTCTCTGTAATAAGTAGCAAATAGCCCCTGCCTAACGGTGGGGGCTAACTATAATAAGGAAAGCATTTTTGCTCTTGTTATAGGCACACGAAAACAAGGAATTTATGAGTACTCCGATACGGACTCAAACAGCATTTGAAGACGGTGATGGCGGGATTATCATCGAGACTAAGCAGGATGTTACCGAGATCATTGAGGCTAACAAGGCTCAACTTGAATTCGATAAAGAACGCAGAGGCCACTTAAACGAGCTTCATCACGTTGCCAGAATACCCTTTACGGTGATTGACGTACTGAATCAGCAGGGGGTTATGAAGGGCTTTAACGTGGTGGATGAGATCGGGTTTGCTAAATGGCTGAATGATCCTGATAATGCTGTCTGGAAAACGTATCGAGGAACTGTATGAGAGTAGGAGTTTGCGTACCGTGTAGGGATGAGGTTCATACTGGTTTTGCTTTCGACTTTGCGAGGATGACAGCACACGATGCGTCAGTTCGTTGCAAGGACGGTAAAGGTGGACTAAGCCTTTACACAATGCCGGGAACGCTGATTTTCGACCAACGGGAAAAGCTAGCGCAGGTTGCTTTGAGTGAAGGGTGTGAGGCATTGCTGTTTATCGACAGCGATATGCGGTTCCCACCAGACATCATTGACATCATGTTAAGCCGCGATGTGCCTATTGTTGGGGTAAATGCTACGACCAGAAGGAAGCCTGTCACACCTACGGCAAAGATTTTGACTAGGTACATGGAAGGCGAGACTGAGGTTCGTAAGTGGTCGAATGTAGATTCTCGCGGTAAAGAGGGAATCGAGGAAGTTACAGCGGTCGGGTTTGGTGCTGTAATGATCCGTAAGGAAGTATTTGAGAAGACTGGTAGACCTTGGTTTGATGCTGGATGGGGTTCTAACGGTGTCTGTGGTGAGGATGTATATTTCTGCGTCAAGGCTGGTTCTGAGGGCTTTCAGACGTATGTAGACCATGAGCTATCGATGCACATCAGGCACATAGGCACATACGAATATGGCTGGAAGGACTTTGAGCAGTTAGAGGAATAAATATGCCATTTGCAAGCTATTCGGAACTAAAGACTACGGTAGCGAATTATCTAGCCCGTAGTGATCTAACATCGGTGATACCCGACTTTATCCGACTAGCTGAGGAAAGGCTACGTCGAGACATTCGGACTCGGCAGATGTTGATTGTAGCAACGGCATCGACTACAGGTGGTGATTCTACTGTTGGATTACCTACAGACTTCTTAGAGATGCGCGATATTCACCTGAACACAAATCCGGTGACTACATTGCGCTACAAGGCTCCTAATAGCTTCTACGCTGAGTCTAGGGTTACAGAGGGTGGTAAGCCTATCGACTACACGATTCTAGGCTCTGAGATACAGCTAGCCCCATCTCCAGACGGTACTTATGTGCTTCAGATGCTGTACTACGGCAAGCCTACTCTGTTGTCAGATAGCAATTCTAGCAACATCTTCCTAGCGAACTATCCTGATGCTTTGCTGTATGCGTCTTTGGCTGAAGCAGAGCCGTACCTAATGAATGATGCCCGTATTCAGACATGGGCAACCTTATACGATCGTGCTGTAACGGCGATTACGAACTCTGACCAGTCGAGTGAATACAGCGGTCAGCCTATGTCTATGTCTTATAACGTGAGGTAAATCATGGCAGAAATGTCAACATATCTTGAGGATGCGCTTATTAACGCGACTCTGAGGAACACTAGCTACACAAGCCCGTCAGTTGTCTATCTTGGGCTTTATACGTCTGACCCTACGGATGCGGATACTGGGACTGAGGTTACTGGTGGCTCGTATGCTCGTCAGGCTATTACGTTTGGTGCGCCTAGTAACGGCGTGACATCAAATACTGCCGCTATTGAGTTCCCACAGGCTACGGCTAACTGGGGTACGGTTGGCTGGATTGGCATTGAGGATGCACTAACTGGGGGTAACTTGCTTTATCACTCGCCGTTGGATGCGTCTAAAACGATTCAAAGCGGTGACATTTTCAAGATTGCTATCGGTTCGCTGTCTGTGACGCTTGCCTAAATTATGTTCGGCATAAGCGCATACTCGGAGGTTCCATTTTCGTCCCTAGTAGGGGGCGTTACTTTATTTGGTTCCGCGAGTATAGATGTTTCTGCCACAGTTACAGCTAGTGCAACAAAAACAACATTTGGCGCAGGTGCAATAAGCTGCGAGGCAACTGTTACTGCTCTTGGTGGCGTAGTTTACGACGGTCATGCGTCTGTTAATGCCGTAGCCACAGTATCTGCTAGTGCTTTTGCTATTTATGATGGTGTTGGAGTAATAAGCTGTTCTGCTGACGTAAGTGCTGCGGGAATCGCCATACGATCCGGGGCTGCTGCAATTACTTCTGATGCGTCAGTAACGGCTGATGGCATTAGGATCAGGACTGCAAGTGCTGCGATTACGGCAGATGCAACGGTTACTGCTATTGGTGGTGTTGTTTATGACGGTCACGCTTCAGTTAATGGTATAGCAACTGTTGTATGTGATGGCTTTGGTATCTTCTCTGGCACAGGCAGTGTTAATGTATTAGCAACAATTAGTGCCAATGGTGGGATCATTGGTGAGGAATGGTCTGATGTTGCTCCTGAATCTAATACATGGACTGAACAGATTGCTGTTGATAACGAATGGACTGAAATAGCTGCTGGCTCTAATGATTGGAGTGTTATTTCTGCAAATAACAACAATTGGACTCAGGTAAGTGGGAGTTCTGATAACTGGGCGAGGATGTAATGCCACTTGTTTTAGCTGATAGAGTAAGGGAAACAACAACTACGTCAGGCACAGGCACAGTTACGCTTGCTGGTGCGGTATCAGGCTTCCAATCCTTTGCGGTCATTGGTAATGGGAACCAGACGTTTTATACCATTGTGGATAGCGTTGCTAATACTTGGGAGGTAGGTGTTGGAACCTATACTTCATCTGGTACGACGTTATCAAGAGATGAAGTTCTTTCAAATTCTTCAGGCACAACGAATAAAATAAACTTTGCATCAAACAGTAAGGATGTATTTGTTACTTATCCTGCTGGCAGAATTGCAACACATCTCGGCGGCGGTATAGGTGCTTTAGTAGTTAATTCGGATACCGTTACTGAGAGTTGTACTGTTGAATCTGGAACAAATGCGTTTTCTGTAGGGCCGATAACCACTATAAGCGGTAAATCAGTAACGGTGGCTTCGGGGCAAAAATGGCTGATCGTTTAGTTTTGGTTAAGGAAAGAACATGAGCAGCTTAAAAGTTCAAGGCAACGCAAGCGGCACAGCTACACATATTTTGCAGTCTGCCAATACGAACACCAACTTAACGCAGACATTGCCAAGTGTAGACAATGTCACTCTTGGGTATCTGAACATCCCTCCGGCTGGTACTAAGACAGGTTCTTACACGTTAGCTACAGGTGACGTTGGTGAGTACGTTCAGGTTAGCACTGGCGGGTCTATTACGATCCCTAACGCCACGTTCTCAGAGGGTGATGCGATTGTCATTGCCAACAATACGACAGGGAACATTACGATTACCTGCTCAATTACTACAGCGTACATTGCCGGAACTAATACAGATAAAGACACGATGACACTAGCTACTAGAGGTGTTGCATCGATTCTGTTTCTTAGCGGTACTGTTTGTATCGTATCGGGGAACGTCTCGTGAGTGGGATTCTCACAGCGTTTATTGGCAGGGTTGCTAACGTAGTAACAGATGCTTATTTCAATCTAGTAACGCTCCTGCTGCCCGGAAATGGTACGAACGGCGCACAGAACAATACGTTCCTAGACTCGTCTACCAACACCTTGACGATTACCCGTAACGGCAACACGACGCAGGGTACGTTCTCGCCGTTTAGTCAGACGGGGTGGAGTAATAACTTTAATGGTTCTTCAAATTTAAGTGCAGCATCAGGTCCGACACTTTCTGGTGATTTTACAATTGAAGCGTTTGTATATGTAACTACCTTAAACTCCAATAATATGGTGTTTGGTAATTCTGGTTCGGATAACTATTTTGGTATTGCAACAGCAGGATTGGCTGCTGATTTTGGTGCTAATTCAATACGTTGGAATTTTACGTGGCAGACAAATACTTGGTATCACATTGCAATATCAAGGGCATCAAATACGGTAAGAGCTTTTGTTAATGGCTCACAATTAACGCTTACTTCTGGAAGCGCAACAGATTCATCTACTTATTTTTCAGGGAATATTCTTGTCGGTAGGTACAGGTTTAGTTCTGCTTTGTACTTTACAGGATTTATATCAAACGCAAGGGTTGTAAGTGGTGGAGCTATTTATACAGGCTCTTATACTGTTCCTACTTCTAATTTAGGAACAACTGTATCGGCTGGAACTGTTGCGCTTCTTACGTGTCAAAGCAATCGCTTTGTTGATAACAGTGCATCTCCTTTAGTTGTAAGCGTTGCTAACGGCAACCCATCCGTCCAACCATTCAGCCCATTCGCTCCTACTGCTGAGTATAGCGCGGCTACAGTAGGTGGAAGTGGGTACTTTGATGGGACGGGAGATACGTTAAGCATCGCGGACAACGCTGCGTTAGAGCCGAGCAATAGTAATTTCTGTATTCAGTTCTGGGTTTATCCGCGTGTATCCTCCGAGGTGTATCTGTACGGCAAAGGGGATGCCGCTACTGCCGCTGGTTCTACATTTGCGACAACTACGGTCAGTACAAATTTCTACCAAGGTAGCAACGCCACGTCCCTTACACACAATTCGAGAATCATCCCTAATCAATGGAACTCATATGTGTTCTGTAGATCAGGGCCAAACTTGTCTGTTTTTATAAATGGGGCGAGACAAGGAACTACTGGCGCGTTGGGTACGCTTGCGCTTAATAACGTAACAAACGCCTTAATTGTTGGTGGATATACGGGGTCTCCATTAAATGGCTACATAGCAGATTTTAGGTATGTGGTTGGTTCTTCAGTATTTGACCCTACGCAGACGACAATTACTGTGCCAACTGAGCCATCTACAGCCATTGCGAATACTCAGCTTCTTATAGGCTTCACCAACGCTGGCATCACAGACGCTACAGCAAAGAACGATCTTGAAACTGTAGGCAACGCGCAGATCAGTACGACGCAGAGTAAGTTTGGTGGGTCGAGTATTGCGTTTGATGGTACTGGGGATTATTTGCAGTTGCCAAGTAGCCAAACATTTGCAATGGGCGGGGGTGATTGGACGGTTGAAATGTGGCTATATCCGAACAGCATAGCTAGTCTACAGGGCTTGCTATCTTTTGGATCAAGCGCTTGGAGATTTTTCTTAAACAATTCTGGTCTTTGGTTCTTAAATGGTTCTGGAAGTATTATTCAAACCGGTCAAAGTATTATAGCCACTGGACAGTGGTATCACGTTGCGGTTTGTAAAAGTGGATCAAGCGTAAGAATATTTTTGAATGGATCGCAAGTAGGGTCGACCGGAACGGACTCAAATACTTATGCCGCTGCTACTGCATACATTGGCTCTGAGGCAGCAGGTAGCTATTTAAATGGATATATTGATGATCTGCGAGTTACACGCTTTTCTCGTGCTGCATCTGGGACATCATCATCTATATCTGGTACTACTTTAACAGTTGGCGGTACTGTGACAGGAACATTTGCAGTCGGAATGGTTATATCTGGAACTAGCGTTACATCAGGAACAAAAATTACTGCATTTGGTACGGGTACAGGTGGGGCAGGAACTTATACTGTTGACACTAGTCAGACTGTTTCTTCAACGACTATTACAGGATATCCATTACCAACTGCGGCTCTACCGCTGCAATAAGGACTGACCATGCTCTACTCTAAAAACGGTTCTATCCCAAAGCCAGAGACAGATGGTACAGATGGATGGGTTGAGGTTCCTGATGAACCTGTTGCGCCTGAAGGCAAAGAGGTTGTCTGGTGGTATCCACCGGGATGGGTGATTCGTGATCCTAAACCTGCCGATGAAGATGGCTACAAGTGGTCTTGGTCGCAGTCTAACGAGGAGTGGGTAAAGTACGCAGAGATGGTGGTTGAACCTGTACTAGAATCATCTCAGATTGAAGCATTAACGAGTAGCCAGATTGAAGGCCTAACAACGTCACAGATTAGTGCGCTATAGGGGTAAGAGATGCCAAGTATTATCAACAGTGATGACGGAGTAATTTCAGGATCGTCTGGTTTAGAGACCACAGGCGGCAATGACGGTATTACTGTTTTTCAGCAGAATGGCGTTGAGCGTTTTCGCATAGGCACAGCGGGTCAGCTAGGGGTTGGTGGGACTAACTACGGTACTTCAGGACAAGTGTTGACATCTCAGGGGTCATCTTCAGCCCCTGTTTGGTCTAGTGCTAATGGCATGACATTGCTCGGCACGTTGACAACGACTAGCGGCGGTACTCAAACTCTGTCTGGTTTAGACTTGAGTGGATATAAAAATGTTGTCTTATTCTTGAATAACGTGTCACATAATAATGCAACCACCGCACAATCTTTGCGGCTTGCTTCAATAATAATGGTCGATAATACTATTGGCAATACCGGCTCTCTTTGGGGGTGTATGACAATTGATCTACAAACAGGTGCGTTTGGTATTTCTGCGTCAACTGCTACATCGGCTACTGGTACTGCTGCTGCAGGAACTCCTAGAGGTGGTGGTGGTAATGTTGGAATTACTACAGCAAGCACATCACTATCGTTTACTTGGGATGCTGGAGCCTCCTTCGATGCTGGTTCAATTAACATCTACGGGGTTAGATAATGGACTACTTTCATGTAATAACTAACGCTCAGACGGGTGAGGTTACACAAGTTCCATTTACTTCCGAAGAAATATTAGAGATTGAAGCCATACAGGCTGAACTTGCAAAGACAGAGTATCAGCGTAAGAGAGCAATGGAATATCCGTCGTTTGCTGACCAGTTTGATTTGTTGTACCACGGTGGATATGATGCGTGGAAATCGGCTATTGATGTAGTAAAAGCTAAGTATCCAAAACCGGAATAATTTTATGGCTGAGACAAAACTAATCTTTGGTGAATGGCTACCAGATCAGCCCGGAGTAACAGGGGCGATTACTGACGCTAAGAACTGTTATCCAGTTGCTAACGGTTATGCGCCTATAAGGTCTGAGGCTGATTATTCTGATGCTGCTGCTCAGAATTTGCTTATTACGTTTGGCGGTAAGTTCGGCGGTGAGGTGGCTTTATTTGCTGCTGGAGCGACTCAGGTTTACAAGTTTGATTCGTCTGACGCTAGTTTAGATGCAGCGACAACGACGGGCTATTCAACAGTTGAGAGTTGGGATGTAACGCAGTACGGGGCAAAGATGATTCTGGCTAACGGTCAGGATAAGCTGCAAGCCTATGAGATTGGTGTATCAACTTACTTTGCTGACCTAGCTGCTGCTGCACCTACGGCTAGATTTGTCACGGTTGTCCGGGATTTCGTTGTTGCGGCTAATGATGGCTCTGACAACAATAAAGTTTACTGGTCTGACATTAACGATGAGACAGACTGGACTCCCGGTGCTGCATCTCAGTCTGACTTCCAGATCATCCCTGACGGTGGTGATATTACAGGTTTAGCGGGTGGCGAGTATGGTCTGGTCTTCCTAGAACGTGCCATATATCGGATGAGCTACACAGGCTCCCCGTTTTTCTTTCAGTTTGATGCCATCTCTAGGTCTTTGGGTTGTATTTCAGATGGATCAATCGCTCAGTACGGTGGGCTAACGTATTTCCTAGCTGATGACGGGTTTTACTCTTGCGATGGTCAGTCAGTAAAGCCTATCGGTGCTGAGAGGGTTAATCGATGGTTCTTTGAAAATGTTATTCCGAGTGAAATTCCTACTGGGATGAGTGCGACGATTGATCCTATCAGGAAGTTAGTATTATGGAAATTTAATAACACTTTCGGTGGTAAAAATATGCTGGTTTACTCGATCAACCTAGATCGTTGGTCGTATGCAGACACCACAGCTAACGCTATTTCCTTTGTGCTAACACCTTCAGCGACACTAGAGCAGGTAGATAACTATAATTCAGACATTGATGCGCTAGAGATTCCGCTGGATTCGCGAGTATTTGCTGGTGGGCAGCTACTTTTTGCGGGTGTAGTAGGGGCTAAGATCATTTCTTTCTCTGGTCAGCCTAAGACTGCGAACATTACGACGGGCGATATATCGATTGGTCGGTCTACGGTGACGTTAGCAAGGCCAACTGTTGACGGTGGAAGTGCGTCTGTAGCGATTTCTAGCCGGGATTTGCTTAATGAGCAGGTAGAATTTGGCTCTAACGTAGCCGCTGATGCAGAAAACCGTGTTTCTATCCGTTCTAACGGTGAATATCATCGTCTGAGACTGACTCCGACAGGGGATAACTGGAAAACAGCGGTAGGAATTGACGTAGAAGTAGTCAAGCAGGGTACTCGATGAGGCAATTTCGTACATTACCGCCATTTGGAGGGGATCAGAGGGCTGTTGCTGAGGTCGTTCGTGGCATTATGGACGGAAAGACCAATAACTCAGGCCTGATTACCCTAGCGACTGGTAATGCGGTTACAACGACCCTATTTGATGAGCGTATAGGCTTTGAGAGCCTTATTTTCTTCGTTCCGGTATCTGCTGCTGCCGAGTCTGATTCGGCTCCCTATGGGGCGTTTCAGGACTCTACAGACCAGACTGCGGCTAACACCACAACGGCCTATGCAGTTACGTTTAATACGACAGATTATTCCAATGGAATCTACGTTTCCAATAGTTCTAGGCTAAACGTCAGGAATTATGGGGTTTACAACATTCAGTTTTCTTTGCAGTACAAAAATACGACTAACGATTCGCAGGACGTAGATATTTGGTTCCGTAAGAACGGCACTAACATAGCTGGTTCCAATAGCCGGTTCGCATTACCTGCTAGAAAGAGTACAGGCGATCCTAGTCACCTCATTGCTGCGATGAATTACTTTCTGGAGTTAGCCGCAGGTGATTATGTAGAGCTAATGTGGAGAGTAACGAACACCGGGGTTTCGTTAGAGCATTACGGTACAAGTACAAGTCCTGACCGTCCAGCGGTTCCTAGTGCTATTGTTACGATGTCTTACGTTGCACCATCGGCTACAACGAACTTATACGTTTCTACACAACAACAAGGATCAGCAACGATTAGTCATTGGGCTAACGCTACTGCTGACAAAACTTACGGATACATAATCGTCGGATGACAGAGTGGAAATATATCGAGCCTGACCAACTCAGAAATTGGTGGATGAGCGTCAAGCCCGGATTAGAGAGAATCAAGAGTGCCAGTTCTGAGAGTTGGATCGTGGAGGATGTGTACACGGACTGCTGGAATCAGAAATCTGGCTTATGGGTTGGACTAGAAGATAGTCATTTCAAAGCGTTTTTTATAGTGCAGCCATTGGGGGAAGAACTCCACATCTGGTGCGCTTGGACGTTAGAAAATGATTATCATATGGTGCAAAAAGGTTTACAATTCATCAAAAATATGGCAAGGGAAAGCGGTAACAAATACCTAACTTTCACGAGTCATAGACCGGGGTGGGAACGTAGAGCCAAGGCCTTCGGATTCCGTCCTAGAAAGTGGATAAGCGAGGTTTGATATGGGAACGCCAGCTAGTACGCAAACAAGCAAGACGGAAATTGATAAAGAGTTTAAGCCCTTTATAAAATTCGGTCTAACTGAGGGTAAGCGACTTTATCAAGCGATGCCTGAAGCCCCTGAGACCTTAGCTGTCCCACAGTCAGCGACTACGATTGAGGCTCTAAGAAGGGCTGAAGAACGGGCTATGGCTGGCTCTCCGCTACTTCGTGCCGGTCAGGAAGAACAACTAGCTACGATTCAAGGTCGTGGCGTTAATCCGTTCCTAAGTGGTGCTTTGGCACAGGCCAATCGTCTATCTGGTGAAGCATATACCCAGAATATCCAAAACCTACAGTCTCAGGCTTCGTCGGCTGGTCGTTATGGATCGGCTGCAATGGGTCAACAGGCTGGTAAGGCTCAGGACATCTTTGCTCGTGCTTTAGCGGAACAGGGCGGTCAACTAGCGTACTCCTCGGCTGAAGCTGAGAGACAGCGACAGGTGGAAGCAGCGAGAAATGCTCCAACAATGTCGGCTGCTGACTATGCTGATATTCAGCGGCTCCTACAGGTTGGTCAGGGTCGAGAGGCTTACGATCTCAATGAAATTATGGGTAGGTTGAAGGCGCAAAACATACCGTTAGAAAGATTGCAACAGTATGCAAACATTGCTTATGGTGCGCCTTTGGAAACAACCTCCACTACTACACAGGGATAAATCATGGGTGCTGCTGCTGCTCCAATGTTAATCGGCTCTGCTCTAGGAGCTATTACGAACCGGCGTAATCCGCTACAAGGTGCGCTACTAGGTGGTGTGCTAGGTGGTGTAGGTGGTTCGTTTATGGGTGGTGCTATGAACGCTGGTAACGCTGCTGCTACGGCTACGATGACTGGTGCTAATCCTGCTGTAATGGGTACTGCTGGCATGGGGAGTACTGCAGTACCCGCTGCTGCTACATCAGCAAAGGCATTGGCTCCGGGGGCTAGTACAGTATTTTCGACTCCTTATATGCCTACTTATGCGGCTACAGGTGGCACTACAGGGCTTATCGGCTCATCGACTGCGCCTTTAACGATGGCAGAGCGTTTCTCAGGTGGTGTGAACGCATTAAAGAGCGACATTGGTTCATTAAATACATTTGCGAACCAGAATCCTGTAGCTACTCAAGTTGGTCTTAGTACTGCTAGAGACATCATGGCTCCTAAGCCTCCTCCTCCTGTTCAGCCTCCGGGTTTGATGAGAGGCAATCCAATTCAACAACAACAAAATTCAGAATTGGCAATGGCTATGCCACAAATTAACCTGTTAGGGTGACGTATGGCTGATTTTACAGATTACCTGCCGAATTTCTTTGGTGGTACGCCTGCCATGTATCAAGGACTGCTTGATGAGCCTGATCGTATTGCATTGGAGAAACGAGCGAATTTAGGTGGGTTATTAGGATTTGGTGCCGCTCTGGCTCAGGGGATGACCCCACAAGGTGCGCCTCGTTCTGCGCTACAGAATGTTCTAACGGCTCTAGGTGCTGGCTTTGGTGGTGCTAGTCAGACGTATCAGGCTGGCATTAGCCAAATGGGTGAAATTCAAAAACTTCAGCAAGCAAGACGAGATATTGCAAGACAGCAACAGGCTAGAGATGCTATTGAGGCAGTCATTAAGACTCCTGAGGTTGCGAACAACCCTGCGTTAGTTGCTTACTTTAGGGCAAATCCTGATAAGGCACTAGAGCGTTTTGTCGCAATTCAAGAAACTCAGATTGCTAGAGGTATTCGGCCATCTACTGCGCCTAGCGTTGCTCCTAGTCCTGCTCCTGCTCCTGCTCCTGCTCCTGCTCCTGCTATTGATGCTATGGGTATGCGTCCTGAAGCATTGCCTCCGTTTAGTGGGAAGCCTGAAGTTTATAGAGTCCCGATGCCTGATGAAGCTCCTATCGTAGAGCAAAAATCAGAAAAATTGGCTCCTGTTAGCGTAGAAAAGGCTCCTTCACGTTACGCACAGCAACTAAGAGAAGCTGAGGCAGCACAGGCTTATTTCTCAAATACGGGGAATACTGACCGCGCTAAAGCGGCTAGAGAAGAAGCAGATAGCTTGCGGAATCTTATTCGTCAGGAAGAATTAACAGAATCAGTAAGACCTAGCCTTGAGGGTGTTCACCCAATGCTTAAAGGAACTGTAGAGGCATTAGCTACTAATGCAGCTAGTATGACTCCAGCCGAGATTCAAGGTGCTATTTCTGAGATTCGCAAGAAGGATGCTGATTTTAGATACAACTCTGAAACAGAACTAAGAAAAGAATTTGCAGGATTGACACCAGTTAAAGAATTCCCAACAGTTAAAACTGCCTATAACCAAATTCTTAATGCTTTAAATAATCCTTCTGCGGCAAGTGATTTGACTGCTGCGACTAAGTTTATGAAGTTGCTTGATCCGGGTTCTGTTGTTCGAGAGTCTGAATTGGGTATGGCAATGGCTGCCACTGGTGCAATTGAGCGTATGCAAAACTATTTCCAGAGGCTGCAAGATGGTCAAATGCTCAATCCTGCTCAAAGGGCTGACTTTAAGAAAGCGGCTGGACTTGCCTTTCAAGCTGCTGAAGCTACCTACAATGATATTAGCAATCAATACATTGACCTTGCAAAGTCGAACAGTCTAAATCCAAATAATGTCGTATTGCCTCAAAGACGATCTGTAGAGCCTAAAGTTCAATCAGAGCGTCCTACTGGTGTAGGTAAAGATTGGCGATTAAGTCAAGATGCTCAAGGTAACAGGGCTTGGGTAAGTCCAGATGGAACTAAATTTGTGGAGGTCAAATAATGGCATTTGATCTAGCTACTGCTCGTCCTATAGGACAGAGCGAGTCCATGAGTGGCAAGGAGGTTGTTTCTCAGGCTGTTAAGAACTTTCCAAAGTCACTTAAAAATGTATTTGTTGGCACTTACGAGGCTGTAACTAGCCCAGTTCAAACAGCAAGGACGGTTGTTGATATTGGTGCTGGTGCTTTACAAAACATTTTGCCTGAAAGTGTTGTTCAGGCTATTGGTGAAGATAAAGCATCTAGGGAAGTTGCTAACAAGGTTGGGCAAATTTATGTTCAGCGTTATGGTGGTGTAGAAAATGCCAAACGTACAATAGCTAACGACCCTGCTGGATTTTTGTCTGATCTATCCGCTGTTCTAACGGGTGGTGGTACTGTTGCGCCAAAATTGGGCAAAGCAGCATCTATGGTTGATCCGTTATCCCTATCGGCAAAGACTGTAGGAGCCGTAGGCAAGGTTGCTGCTCCTGTATTAGGCATGACTACTGGTGCTGGTGCTGAGTCTTTTAGACAGGCTTACAAAGCTGGTAGAGAAGGTGGTACGGCGGCTGAACAGTTCCGGTCAAATATTACTGGTACTGCGCCAATGACTGATGTGCTGGATATGGCAAAGCAGAATCTTGCCAACATGAACCAAGCTAAACAGGCTCAGTATCGTTCTGGCATGGTGAATATTAAAGGTGACAAGACCGTATTAGATTTTAAGGGTATTGATACAGCATTACAAACTGCTGCAAATAAGACGCAATATAAAGGCAAGGTTGTAAACCAACGAGCAGCAGATGAACTACAGACGGTTCAGGGAATTATTGACGATTGGAAGAATCAAAATCCTGCTGACTTCCATACGCCAGAGGGTCTTGATGCCTTAAAGCAAAAGATTGGTGACGTACTAGAAAATATTCCATACGAACAAAAACAAGCTAGAGCAGCAGTTGGTGGCGTTTACGATTCTGTTAAATCAGAGATCAATAGACAGGCTCCTACCTATTCTAAAGTAATGAAAGAGTATTCAGAGGCTTCTGAACTCATCAAAGAGATTGAAAGATCATTATCGTTAGGTCAAAAAGCTAGTGCTGAGACTGCTACAAGGAAACTGCAATCTTTAATGCGGAAGAACGTAAACACTAACTTTGGTCAAAGAGTTGCATTAGGAAAGCAGTTAAGCGAGGCTGGTAGCGATATTTTCCCTGCTCTGGCTGGTCAATCGCTAGCAGAGTTTACGCCTATGGGATTGCAGAGAGCTACATCTTTAGGTACTGCTGCTGGAGCATTTCAAGCTGGTGGAGTTCCATTGGCTACTGCGTCATTGCTTTCTTCATCTCCTAGATTGATGGGTGAAGCTGCTTACGGTGCTGGATTGCTATCTCGTTTCCCTGCTGGCGTTGAAATGGTCATTCCGCAAGCATTTGACCCAAGAGCCTATAACTTAATGTATCAAGCTCGTCGAGGACAGTAATCATGCCAAAGAACAAAGTTAGCGAATGGAGTGCTACGGCTTCAAACAATACAGACATCGGTGGGATTAACATTGCTGAAGGATGTGCGCCTAGTGGTATCAATAACGCTATCCGTGAGCTTATGGCTCAGGTTAAGGATATGCAGTCAGGGACTGATGCAGATACCTTTACCGTAGGTGGCAATTTAACTGTTTCTAGTACATTAACTGCTAACTCGTCTGTTGGTACTGCTGGTCAAGCATTGGTCTCTAGAGGTTCTGGGGCATCTCCTCAGTGGAGTACAGTATTTGTTACCGGCATGATTATGATGTGGTCTGGAACCATTGCCACAATCCCTAGCGGTTGGGTGCTTTGTAATGGTTCTAATGGAACCCCAGACTTGCGTAATCGCTTTATTATTGGTGCTAACGCTGACGATGGTGGTGCAGCTAAGACTAACGTAACTGGTTCAGCTACTCAGACTGGCGGTACTAAAGATGCGATTGTTGTTAGCCATACGCATACTGCGACTGTTACTGATCCGGGTCACGTTCACTCTGTAGAAGTTGATTTAGTGTTTGTTAATGGCGCGAGTATTACTGGTGTTAGAACATCAGGAACAACAACTTCATCATATATAAATTCAGCAGTTACTGGCATTTCGGTATCTAATAGCACAGAAGGCTCATCCGGCACTAACCAGAACCTTCCTCCGTACTACGCACTCGCGTTTATCATGAAGTCATAACATGGAAAACTTATTCTCTCAAATCGTTGTAGGCATTGGTGGTCTAGGTGCAGGAGCTTGGGCTATGTATCAGAAGATTCAGGCCGATAACCGGAACAATAAGTCTGCTGAGATAACTGATGCAGCTTGGCAACAGGTTATCGCTACCTTACGAGAAGAAGTCGAACGTATGTCTGTTCGTCTAGCGGCTGTTGAAGAACAGAACCGTAAATGCGAGGAGCATAACGAGGAACTCCGTAAAGAGTTGAGCGATATAAAGATGCGTCTCCATGTAGAGTGATTGACCCGATAACCATTGCTGCGGCTTATAAAGCCTGTACGACAGCAATTGATCTCGCCAAAAAAGGCGTAGACCTTTACAAGCAGATTAAGAGTACTAGCGGAGATGTTAGCGACGTACTGAAAGACCTGAAAGAACAGTACCACAAGATAGTCGATCCTAGTCCTGAGCAGAAGAAGCAATACAACGAAGAAGTTAAGCGAGTTCAGGAAGTAGCCAAGGCTGTACCGGATGATGTTCTTAACGATATTTGGTCGAATCTAGGTACGTTTATCGACCAGTACGAGGCTCTAGTAAAGATATATGTCCAGAGTGAAGCAGCGGCTAAAGAGGTCTATAAAGGTGACTTATCGCTAGGTCGTAGGGCATTAGAGCGTATCCGATTAGAGTCTAAGTTAAACGATATGTTGGCTCAGGTCAGGGAGCAAATGGTCTATAACACTCCACCAGAACTAGGTTCTGTATGGGCAAGGTTTGAGAAGGCATGGACTGACATCCAGAACGAGCAAGCAGATGCTCTGGCGATAGAGACTAGAAAGATTCAAGCGGCTCGATGGCAACGAAGGCAACAGATAAATCGGGTAAAAAGTCAGCTGGCATGGATTGGGGCAGTCGTTCTTACAATTCTATGGGCAATAATGCTAATGGTGCTGATAGTAAGAAGCGAGACGATGAGAACATCCCTTGGACATTATTGATTACTGTCATGGCGGTGTTATTAACCTTCTTTATCGTAATGCCTATCATCGGATTTATGCTGTGGGATTTACATATAGCGACTCAGGCTGCTGTCCATGAAGTCAGAAGAATGAAAGAGTTACGGCGAGACATACTGATAGAGAGGATGTATCGTGATTGATCGCAAGGCATTTAAGAAGTTTATCCCTAACTCAAAGTACTCGGATCAATGGTACGACGCACTATTCAGTTCTCAGACTGAGCTAGGTGGGAAGTCTCTCCTAGAAGAATACGAGATTACGACTCCTAACCGTATAGCGTCCTTTTTAGCCCAATGCCACCATGAATCAGGTGGATTCGTCTGGCTAACAGAGAACCTGAACTATTCTGCTCAAGGTCTCCTCAAGGTATTCCCTAAGTATTTCGCTACAGACTCACAGGCTAAGGCTTATGCTAAACAGCCGGATAAGATCGCTAACTACGTCTATGCGAATCGTATGGGTAACGGTGATGAGGCTAGCCAAGAGGGGAGCGTCTACAAGGGCAGAGGATTAATCCAGCTGACCGGCAAGGATAACTATTTTTGGTTCGCTGCTAGCCTAGAGATGACTCCGCAAGAAGCTGCTGAATATATGCAGACATTCGAAGGAGCAGCCCAATCTGCTTGCTGGTTTTGGTCGGAAAATAAGCTAAATAGATTCGCTGACGCTGGTGATCTCAGAGGCATGACTAAGGTCATTAACGGTGGTTACAAAGGTATGGAAGATAGAGAGGCTCAGTATGCGCGCGCTTTGGCTGTTGTTCATTCTTAGTCTCGTAGGTTGTGAGGATAGGTTCCGTTATCCATGTCAAGATAACAAGAACTGGAATAAACCTGAGTGTCAAAGACCTACCTGTGCCATTACGGGTACTTGTCCTGACCAGTTAGTACCTGCTGCCGACTTTAAGCCGGAGGAAAAATGAAGTGGAATTCTGACCAAATTGATAGCATCATTAAGCTGATTATTGGCACGACGTTCTGCTTAGTCATTTTGATGATGTCTGGTGTAGCTACATACTCTATCGTTTTCGTCGTTCAACCGATGACAGGGATTGCGCCTGTTGATAAAGCATTATTTGCACTACTTAGCGACATCTCAAAATACTGCCTCGGAGCATTGGCTACGTTACTTGCTCTCCGTGGTAAGGATGGAGTTGCTAAGTTGATCGATCCACCGCCGGGAGTCTCTAAGGCGAGTGATTGGACTGATCCACCTAAGTCACCACCACCATCACCTGTACAACAACCTGTACGCATGGAGCCGACGATAGCTCCTATTAGTTCTGCACCAACGGCAGGTTATAACGGTAAAGCAGCCCCTGAACAACCACCACACCCGGAGATCACATGATTGCATTACGCATGGTTGGAACTGTGTTTCTTAGTCTATTTCTTGTGTTTAACATTCACGCAGGAGAGACTAAAAAAGTCTGCAATGCCCAAAAAGACAAGAAGGGTAAGGAAGTTCAGGTCTGTCGTGAGGTCAAGGTACACAAGAAACTTGATGGCACGAAAGTACCGCCGAAATGAATCCGTATCTCATCCTCGGCGTTGTATTCGCAGTCGGTGTAGCCGGAGCAGGTGGCCTATACAAGGGTCACAGGCTAGGCAAGGCTGAGGTTCAGCAACAATGGGATAAGGAGAAAGCCGAGCAATACGCTGCTTATGCTAAGGCTCAGGAAGAAGCCCGTAAGAAGGAGCAAGAGTTACAGGCTAATGCGGATCAACTAAGGAGGGAGAAGGATGAAGAAATCAGGGATATTGCTGCTAAGTCTGCTGCCCTTGCTAGTAAGTTGCGCGACAGGAAAGACCGCCCCACCCAAACAGGTTCCGTGTCCAGTACCGCCAGCGTTGGATCAAGCGGCTGTAGCGGAAAAGAGCTTTACCGAGAGGATGGGGAATTTCTTATCCGGATCGCTAGAGAAGCCGACGAACTCCGTACAGCCCTCAAGCAATGCTACACCCAGTACGAAACCCTAAGAAAGTGACTCTGAGGCTTGCGTAGCGATCTCTGAGGCCGTTTTTATCATCTGGTCATAGGTCTGACCACTCCCTCTAGCAATTAAGCCTCCTAGAGCCGCTGCGAAGAAGATACGCCAATCATCGTTGACTGGTACTCCCGTAACTTGTTCTGCCACAGGTTGCCACTTAGGATCATCAGGATTCTTACGAGGTCTGCCCATTACGTTCCCTTAATTGTTTGATAATTTTATTAATGTGGTTTACTGGACTAGGTTTGCCAGATAGATTCCTGTAAATACTTGGGGATTTCTTATCAAGGCAAGATTTACATATCCAGCGGTTAGTACGTTTACCACGCCTAAATATCCCACCGTCCTCGTCTCTCATGGCTTGGCAACTTGTGCAGAATTTCATAGTCTACGTTGGCAGGTAAAGGCTTGGATGTCTACGCGAAATGCCCCTGCAAACTTACAATCAGAGGCTATCCGAGATTCTGTTTGAATCCCACCGACGTACCAGCCGATAACGCATAACAAGATGGCAACGATAGACTTAGCCCACCAGTCAAGCACCATATCAACTGCTTTAGATAGATCATTCATCTTTAACGAATACCCCTTCTTTGTTTAGATAGCCTTTACGATCCTTAATCTGCTCGTAGGCTGACTGGAAGCATTGTTTCAGATCGACATCTTCAATAGCAGCAACCATAGTGAGGCATACAAGAACGTCCCCAAGTCCATCAATAATTGATTCACGGTCTCGCTTGGTAATCGCATCTGCTAACTCTCCCATCTCAGAAAAAGCCTTCAATAGCTGCGTCTTAGCGTCAGAGTTCTGAATAATCCCTCTAACCTCACCCCAACGAACTACTACTAATTCTGTAGCCTCGTAGCTCATAGGAAGCTCTCAATCTCAACGATAGGCATATTGAAAGCCTTATGAATGGCAATCTTAGTTTCAGCCGATACCCCATTGTGACCGTTACGAATCTTGCTAATCGTAGGCATGGATACGCCTATCTTTAGGGCTAGTTGACGGTCGTTCTTGATCTTGTGCGTTTCTTTCAAATAGTCCAACAGTTTCATTTTCTCTCCTGAGTTAGTAGACCGCTTACGGCGGTCAGTCGGCATACTCACATAGAAGGGGAGACAAACGTCCTAAGGAGCTATGCGTATGCTGCGTAGGTTACGCGCCACCTATCGCTAGGCTTAAGGGTGAGGTACTCGCTTCACCAGTTCTATCCTTGACGATTTGTTAATCGAAAAGCTGGCATCCGCTTTCCCTCGTAGATCAATAGCAACTCGTATTACACGAGGCTCCATAACAGCAAGTTGTACAAGTTACGCATCGACCAGCATCACAGTATGTGTGATAGGTACAAGTAGCGTAAACGAATGGTGCTGTAACGGCTAACCAAAGTGCGAATAGGTATTTCATAGCTCCTCCTCAAAATGGCGCGTCACTTAGATCATCGTCCTGAAACTCAACCTTCTTTGCTGGCTTCTTAGTCTCTTTCTCTTTGACTGCTAGCGAAAAAAACTTGCCGTTCTTGCCTTCTTTAAGCCAGCCAGAGAGCCAGTAATCCTTGCCATCGATGTTGATTGTGCCGCTATAGTCTGGGTGCTTGTCAGACTGTTTGTTAGTGTTGCGACCCAACATACCGCGATTAGTGTTGTCGTATTCCATGTTTATCCTTTAGTAAATTTCTTGATTGCACTACGTTGCTTGCTATCCAATAGACTCCAGAGTGCAGTCTTCCAATCTGCATCTAGTCCTAAAGAATTGATGTACTCCACAGCGTCCGCTACCTGATCCTTGTGAATCATTAGGATGATGTCTGCTGCGTAGCTACGAATCTCGTCTTGAGATTCTGCGTCCAGATCGTCAAACACGGACTTAGTAATCGGCTTGGCTGACTTAGGTTCGTCTGAGCCTGTAGTAGCGTCTAGTGCGTCATGCTCACAGATTGCCAGAGCCATTACCAGCAGATACCGAGTAATGTAGGTAATCGATGCACCTAGATTCTGGACATCGTGACAGCCTTTCAACTGAGCAGAAGCCATAGGACAGGTGAACTTAGTGCAGCCACCGTTGACCGTATCAATGACTCGCATAGTCGCTAGTTCGCTGGTGAACTCTAGCGTATGGCACAGTCCTAGTTCAGCGAATATCGAGTTGACTGTAGGCAGGAAGTCGGTCAGTTCAAAGTACCGATAGCCAGCAAACTTGTTATGCCCTGACTTCTTGAGTTCTACGTTCTGGAGCTTAACTCTGGCTTCCTGTAGCTTTTGGTAGACGAGCCATTGCTGCTGTTCTTCTTGTTCCTGTTGACGGTTATCCATTATTTATCCTTTAGCGAATTTCTTATTGAAGATGATATTGTTAGGTTGTGCTTTCTCATTAGTTTGTATCTTTGCAGCCTCCTTTTGCTCACGACGAACACGTTCAAAAGTTTTACGAATGTTTGTTTTGCCAGACGAGACATATTTAAATGAAGGGTCTAGGATTGATGTCATAGGCTGTCCAAGAGTAACGATAGGAGAAGCAACAGAAAGATGACTTTACCAGAATGACGGTCAATGAAGTCAGCTAGCTTATCGTCTGCTCTGAATAGTTTGTTCATGCTTCTTTCCCCTTAAAGTAGTTTTCTGCTTCCCGGTCTTTGTGTTCCTGATACAACCTGTCCTGATGCTCAAAATACCTATCATCGTCAGTCTCATCGTACTCCGGTAAGTTTTTAGCCTTAACGGTACGGTTAATCATTCCGATAATGAACCGTTGCAGATTGTCACGGAGTTGGATAGGATTTTGATGATGCTGCGACCAAACCCATAACATCTGCGAGAATTCTTCACCAATATCAGCGGCTGTCATGTGGCACAGTACATCGTCAGGATGTCCATCCAGTAGCTCATAAAGTAGAAACTGCTCGAATTCTTGTGCGTTCATATTTATCCCCTAGTCAGTTACCGCCACGAAATAATGCCATAGATCAATAGGTGAGTGTAAAATAATTTCTATAAAGAAATAGGAATCTATAGGAACATTCTATTACCAACCATCAACATTCTGCGATAATGAAATACGAGAAAACATTGCAAAAACTGAAAGAAACTCAGCCTAAGCTCGATAAGTACCCAGAGCCTAGAAAGACAACACCTAGAGGACAGCCAGTTGAAAGAAGAACCTTCAAAATCCTTAGCAGCAACGTCAAGCGACAAAACTGGAACGATTAAGAAATACCATCACGGCCTACGTTATTGCGCTGGATGTAAGAAGTCTAGGTCATCAATCCAATTCGGAGACCTAGAGGTTTGCAAGATTTGCCAGTTGCGAAACGTAAAGGTATAGTTCACCGGGAATGGCTAGGTTCGCTACCGAAAAGACGATTTCTCACCGTCCTGCCTGACCCACCTAATTTGTGAGATTGCCGAGGCTAACTGCCTCACGAGAAAGGCAAAGATATGCACTACTACCAATTCAATATTGGCGATTACGCCAGTCATACCCGTCATCTTTCCCCGATAGAAGATATTGCCTACCGTAGGCTGCTTGATCTCTACTATCTCCATGAACGTCCGTTGAACTCCGGTTTAACGTCCGTTGCACGTCAGATCAACCTGCGTGAGTACGAATCCGAGATTAAATCTGTCTTAGAAGAATTCTTTACGTTGACGGATGACGGTTGGATTAACGTCAGAGCCGATAAAGAAATTGCTCATTTCAGAGGGAAAATTGAGCAAGCATCTAGGGCTGGTAGGGCATCTGCTGAACGTCGGTTTAACGCCCGTTCAACGGACGTGCAACCAACCAATAACCATAAACCAATAACCAATAACCAAATAAAGGAAAGGAACCCCATCGTTCCTGCGGAACTCCCTGACTGGTTGAATAAAACTGACTGGAACGACTTTGTTGAAATGCGGAAAAAGTTAAAGAAGCCGATGACAGATCGAGCCGTTAAGTTGATGCTTTCTAAATTGGAAACAATGAAGAACAAGGGTATCGATACTTCTGAGGTATTGCAAAAGAGCATCCTTGCTAACTGGTCTGACGTTTACGAACCTAAAGTTCAGACTCAACAAAATTCTATGGGGAGACGAGTTCTATGATTGGCGATTTACTAAACAAGCTGGAAAAGGTTAAAGGTTCAAAGGGTCGTTGGGTAGCTTGCTGTCCTGCTCACGTTGATAGGTCACCAAGCCTTGCCATAACGGAAACTGATGATGGTCGAATCCTGCTCAAGTGCTTTGCCGGATGTTCAGCACAACAAGTCGTTGAAGCAGTAGGAATGGACTTGACAGACCTGTTTCCTAACGACAACAATTTAGACCGATTAAAGGCAAACCATATCAACAAACCAGTACGCAGACCGTTTTACGCATCAGACCTGCTGAAAATAATCCAATTTGAGGCACTTCTAACGTCCGTAGCGGCGTTTGATTTGAGTGAGGGTAGGCAGGTATCGGAAGTAGACAGAAAACGGCTTAAAACGGCTGTATCCAGAATCAACGAAGCCGTTAGTTATATTAACTAGGTGAAACAGTGACGATTGAACTAGCGAGAGGAGAGGCTGAGGAACTGCTGAATATTTTACGGATGGTGTACTCAAATCATGAGCTAACGAAGATCATCAGTAATCGGCTAGCCGGAGATGTGCTGATTGAGTTGCCACCTGAACCTGTAGAGGAAAAGCCTGTTGCAGAGTGGAAAGAACTGTCTACGGCAGAGATTAAGGCACTCTGGAACGTAACGAAGAAACCTAGGGAATTCGCCAGTTTACTGCTGGCTAAAGTTAAGGAGAAGAATTATGAGTGGAGACCATAATCGGTATCAGAAAGGCTCTGTATCACAGCAGCCTGAACAGGAATGGAAGTACAACCCAATGACAGGTGAGCCGTTAATTGATGGTTGGCCTTTGTATTCAGGATTGCCACAGCGCGAATGGCAGGGGCTGACGGATGAGGATGTTGGGATGCTGACGGTGTTTGATGGGCTGCATCACGTTGAAGTGCCGTTGCTTGCTGAGTTTGTCCGCGCCATCGAAGCCAAGCTGAAGGAGAAGAACACATGAGTCTTGAGGCAAGAGCGATAGAACTAGACGAGGCTAGGAAGGCTCGAATCCTAAAGTCAGAGAGTATTGACGTAGAGAAGTATCTACATTCCAACGACGTAACGATACGGGTCAAGAAGGCATCTGACTGGCTGGATTCTATCAAAGAGGCTTACCTATCGGAAACGGTAGAGAAGAAAGTCGTTATGCCTTGGACTAAGACGCATGATTCTTTTGCCTATCGTGAGGGTGAGGTAACTGTTTACGCTGGTTCTAACGGTGGTGGTAAGTCGCTTATCACGGGTCAGATAGCGTTGAGTCTGGTCAAGCAGGGTCAGTCGGTCTGCATAGCATCGTTTGAGATGAAACCTGAACGGACGCTACAGAGGATGCTTAGACAGTTCTCCGGGGAATCCTTGGATGATCCGTTGACCCACGACAGGGCAGGATTTATCACGAAGATGGTTGATCGGATGGACAAGTTTCTATCCGACAAGATGTATCTTTACGACCAGCAGGGGACTACGTCACCGGAGAAGGTGATTGCTATGTCGAGATACTGCGCTGTTGAGCTAAAGGTCAAGCACATCGTTATCGACAGCCTGATGAAGTGCGTCAAGAATGAGGATGACTTTAACGGTCAGAAGTCTTTTATCGACGAGCTAACGGCATTGGCTAGGGATCACAATGTACACATCCATCTAGTCCACCATATCAGGAAGCAGCAGACGGATGAGACACAGCCGAACAAGAACGACCTGAAAGGGTCAGGGAGCATATCGGATCAGGTGGATAACGTCTTTTTGGTTTGGAGAAACAAGAAAAAAGAAAACCAGAAGAACCGGGGTGAACAGATAGACGAGACTCAGCCAGATACCTACCTTATGTGCGAAAAGCAAAGAAATGGTGATGGCACTGAGTGGTACGGTTTATGGTACGACAGTCTAAGTCAGCAGTTTGTGGAGAGGATAGGAGCGAGAATTGACTTTGATAACCGAGGAAGTTTTAAGGCATAGGGCTGAAGTCCGTCAAGTTCTGGCTTGGCGTACTGAGGACAGGGGCAAGGCGATGGACTATTTGGCTAGGGTCAAGGGTGACAGGCGGGAGAAGCTAGAGAAGGATTGCCGAGACCAATGGGAACGTGGGAACCGTGGCAAATGGGGGGATTGGCGTGGTCTATAAACGGGTTGATTCTAATCAAGTCCAGATTGTTAAAGAGCTAAGACGCTTGGGGATGGAAGTCGAGCATCTTCACGGGGTAGGCAAAGGATGCCCGGATATTTTGGTGGGATACAAGGGCAAGAACGTCCTGCTGGAGATAAAGCGGGACGATAAGGCCAAGCTGACCCCGGATCAGGTGCTATGGCATCACTCATGGAAAGGTCAGGTTGCGGTGGTTACTAACGTAATTGAGGCGGTCAAGGCGGTTAAAGAGGTTTGCCGGGAATAGGATTTACCTATAGCAATAGTGTTTACCGATAGAAATAAATGTGTTGACGCTCCGAAACAGTTTTGAGAAGATACGTCCATACCGCAGCACACAGCGGGATTTCTAAGGGGAACAAAATGCAATACGCAAATCACTATATGTACAGCGATGTTGAGCCGTATGAAGTTGTTCGCATCGTCAGCGAAAAGACCATCGAAATCCGTGCCATGAAAGCAGAACGCGACGAGTCAGTAAAGTTGGAGTTCCACGTTGGCGGTTTTAGCGCACATTGCTCAAATCAAGACCAGCAGAAGTGGATCATCACCAGCGACGAAACAGCGCCTATCAAGCGTATCCGTCTTGGGAAGCGTGGCTGGAAAGATGCTCACGGTGGTCGTTACGGCCTGTCTGACAAACCGCATAAAAAATACGACTACAACTTTTAATTAATCAGCCGGGGGAAACCCCGGCGTTCTAGGGGAACAACATGGAATCAATCAAGATCGAAGGTGTAACACGGCACACAGGAATCTATGTCGATACGATAGGTAAAGACGTATGGATTAACGTGATGTTGAGCAACGGTAGCGCAAACCTGTCCATTACGCCTGGGAACGCAGAGAAGCTGATTGAGGCAATCCGAGTCGCTATCGTAGAGGCATCTAATGAAGGTTGATCCTCACGAGGCAATCGACTTTATCTACCGAAACTCTACGGCTTACGCCAAGGCTAAGGCTGAAGTCACTTATCTTGAGGAGTTTCGCAAAAGCAAGAAAGCAATCCTGTTCAGTCAGGCTATCGGTAATACGGTAGCTGACAGGGAGAATCAGGCTTACGCTCATCCAGAGTATCAAGCCTTACTAAAGGGGCTTCAGGCGGCTGTAGAGGCTGCTGAAGAACTTAGATGGCAGTTGATAGCGGCACAGGCTCGGATCGACGTATGGCGGTCTCAGGAGGCTTCTAATCGGACTATGGATAGGGTGACACAATGACCAGAGATGACATTATCCGCATGGCGGGGGGGACAGGTGCGTCGTACATCATCGGCATATGTCACGGTGCTTGCTTTGGTTTGCTTACGGGTGAAGTTCTGGCTTTATTGGAGTGGTGCAAATGACTGACATACAAGATAACGTACCAGACGATAGCAATTTGGCACAATGTGAGTGGTGTGGATGGGTAGTAGATTGGGATGAGGTTCCGAGGGCTAGGGACTTATCCGGGGAAATCGTTACCTGCTGCGAGGAATGTAACGAGGGTGAGTCGTTTGTAAATTATCCGTCTAAGAGGTTTGCGCTTGCGGAAAAAAGAACGTGAATTCTTATCCGAGATTGCTGACATAGGTTGCATATTATGTTACAAACTTGGATACGCAGGGACTCCTGCTGAGATACATCACATTAGGGGGGTAGGGTTAGGACTGGGAGTCAGGAATTCTCATTCTAACGCTATCCCCCTTTGTCCTGAGCATCATAGGGGTAATACTGGGTATCACGGTTTGGGTCGTAAGGCATTTGAACGACGGTATTCCGTGACTGAATCTGAACTGCAAGACTTAGTTATGGAGTTGCTAAATGAAAAAGATGTCTAAGGCTCAAAAGAAGGTAGGCAAGGTCATGGGTGAGTACAAAGAGGGAACTCTGCACTCAGGCAAAGGTGGCAAGGTCGTAACGAACCCTAAGCAAGCCGTAGCTATTGCTCTAAATGAGGCAGGTATGGCTAAGAAGGGCAAGAAGAAATGAAAGTTTGTTTTAGATGCAAGGAAGAAAAGTCTTATGATTTTTTCTTTAAGCATCATCAAACTTCAGATGGTTTCCATAGTTGGTGCAAGGCGTGTTGCACAGAAGGCAACATTAAATCTAGGGCTAAACAAAATTCGACCATTGAGGGTCGGGCTAAAATATTTTTAAGAAATGCAAAAAATGCAGCCACAAGTAGAAACCAAGAATTTGCCTTAGAAATAAAAGATATTGTTGCTTGCTGGCAAGATCAGGATGGCGTTTGTGCATATAGCGGTAGAAAAATGACGCTAGATGCTGGGAAGTTAGAAACTGTTTCTATTGAACGAATTGATAGCTCAATAGGTTATACAAAAGACAACACAATTCTTGTTTGCCAAGCAATAAACAGAATGAAGTCGGATTTTGGCTATGATGATTTCTATGAATTATGCCGAGATGTGGCTGAGTTTTTAGGCGATGAAAATCTTAATTTAGCGGTTGGAGGGTACAAATGAAGAAAAAGGGTGATCCGGGTTTGTACGATGCAATTCATGCCAAGCGTAAACGTATCGCTGAAGGTTCAGGCGAGAAGATGCGTAAGGTCGGTTCAAAAGGTGCGCCAACTGCTGCGGCGTTTAAGGAATCAGCTAAGACAGCCAAGCCGAGGAAAAAATGAAGAACGGTCAAAAGAAATCTGACAAAGAGTTGCTAAAAGAGTATCTCGACGAAGAAAAAGAGAAGAAAAAGAACGGTGTTAATGAGATAGAAATCGAGATCAAGATTCCTATGGGTAAGCAGAAGCGGGGTAAAAATGGCCGCAGCATGGACTAAGAAAGCCGGGAAGAATCCAAAAGGCGGCCTGAACGAAAAGGGTCGAAAGTCCTACGAGGCTGAGAATCCCGGTTCTAACCTGAAGGCTCCGGTCAAATCGGGTGACAACCCAAGAAGGGCATCGTTCCTAGCAAGGATGGGTAATATGCCGGGGGCAGAGTATAAAAATGGTGAGCCTACTCGTTTGCTACTATCTTTACGGGCATGGGGAGCCAGTTCAAAGGCCGATGCTAAGTCTAAAGCAGCCGCAATATCCGCAAGAAACAAGAAGAAATGAGATATACCTACGGGCTGGAGAACGTCCGGGTTCGTCACTGGGGCGAGAAGGCAGACATTCAGATCGGGTCTTTCTGCTCGATTGGCGATAACGTCGAGATATTTCTAGGTGGGAATCATCGGACAGACTGGGTAACGACCTACCCTTTCGGGCATATCAACGAAAACGTATTTCCTTGGCATGGTGAGGGACATCCAGCGACTAAAGGCGGTGTTGTCATTGGTAACGATGTCTGGATAGGGTCGGGATGTACGATTATGTCTGGGGTAACGATAGGTGATGGTGCTGTCCTAGCGGCTAAGTCTGTGGTGGTTAAGGATGTTCCGGCCTATGCGGTAGTCGGTGGGAATCCTGCTCAACTCCTAAAGTACCGCTTTGAGTGGGATCAGATAGAGAAGCTGCTAGAGAACCCTTGGTGGGAGCTACCAGAAGCCCGTATAAACGATTTAATCCCGTTACTGTGTTCAGACAAGGTAGAGGACTTAATTGCAGCCCTTAACGCTTAATTTAGGCTCTGGCAAAGATTGGCGGGATGACTGCTTGAACGCAGACATTCAGGCTAGGGTAAAGCCGGACTGGGTGGCAGACATTTCTCGGGTGAACTTTGGCGAGGTCATTGCTACTCGGTTTGGGGAAATTCAGATCACGCCTTATATGTTCGATAAGATCATTGCTAACGATGTTTTGGAGCATATCCCGGACTTGGTAGCCGCGATGACGAACTGCAAGAATCTGCTGAAGCCTAAAGGTGAGTTCCATATTCATGTGCCGTATGAGTTAAGTCTAGGGGCATGGCAAGACCCGACTCATGTAAGGGCGTTCAATGAGAATAGCTGGCTGTACTACACCGACTGGCATTGGTACTTAGGTTGGGAAGACCGTTTTTACATGAAGCAGATGGCGTTTAACCTGTCCGAGTACGGCAATGAGTTAGCAGAAAAAAAAGTATCAGACGCAGAAATACTGAGAACTCCGAGGGCTGTCGATTCGATGAGTGTTATTTTATGCAAGCAATCGTAATCTGTACGGTGAACAACCCCGGCATTACTGTGCTTCTGGAGTCTATTCGTTGCTATGGTGACAAGTTACCCGTGTACTTATGTAGTAATAATCTTGGACTCTGGGCAAGAGCAAGAGAGATCACAGAAAACCTTATCTACCGACCCAATCCTGCTACCAATTTCGGAGATGCTTATAACGCAGCCGTTGACTACGCCTTCGAGCATGGCAAGTTTGACTCATTGATTTTAGCTAACGATGATGTGGTTCTTAATCCAGATACGCTATCGTTAATGCGGGAAGATGCGGGGATTCTGGAGTCTCGTGGCGTGAAATACGGATTCTTAGGTGCTAGGTCGGACTATGTATTGCCGGATCAGAACATCAGGTTTCCGGTAGACGGGGACAGAAGGGCAGGATTGAAGTGGGAAAGTGAGCATCAGATCAAGCTGACTCCGGTAATTGCGCCTATCTGGGCAAGTATCAGCCGGGAAGCATGGGAAGTCGCTAAGTTTCCAAGTACTAATTGGTATTCAGATAATATAATATGCCATGACTTGAATGTGGCGGGTTATCAACATTTCGTCAGCAGGGCTTATGTGCATCATGCAGGAAGCCAGACGGTAGGTGTTGATTTCAAGAAATGTCACGAAGAACCGAGGGCGTGGATATTGAAACATCGTCCCGATATGTACGAAGCGATATACGCATGACACCGGAAAGGTAATGCAAAGTGCAGATAAAGACAGTCTCAGTAGAGAAACTCATCCCTTACGTCAAGAACAGTAGGACACATTCTGACGGTCAAGTAGCCCAAATCGCGGCAAGTATCAAAGAATTCGGATGGACTAACCCTATCCTTGTGGACGGGGAAAGCGGCGTTATAGCTGGTCATGGGCGGCTATTGGCTGCAAGAAAGCTAGGCCAGAAAGAAGTTCCGGTTATTGAGTTAGCGCATATGACGGAGAGCCAGAAGCGGGCTTACGTTATTGCCGACAATCAACTAGCCATGAACGCAGGTTGGGACACGACCTTGTTATCGTTGGAACTAGCCGACCTAAAGGAACAAGGGTTCGAGATGGACGTACTCGGATTCGACCCTAAAGAGCTAGATAAGCTGCTGGAGCCTGAGCAGGTAGATGGATTAACGGACGAGGATTCTGTACCTGAAGTGCCAGAGGAACCTAAGACTAAGCTAGGTGATATATATCAGCTAGGCAATCATCGGTTAATGTGTGGCGATAGTACGAGTATTGATGCGGTTGAATTGCTTTTAGATGGTGAAGAAGCGGATTTTATGTTTACTTCTCCTCCTTATAATGCTGGAAAATCTGAATCTTTATCTGGAAATACGCATACAACAGATAACAAATATACAACTTATAGGGATGACAAATCACAAGATGATTATTTAGATTTTCTTTGTGGTTTTACTAATGCTTGGATGTTAAACACAAAATGTATGGCTATAAACATTCAACAATTAGCTGGAAATAAAGTGGCTTTTATTGAATATCTGCATAAATATAAAGATCATTTTATAGATATGGCAATATGGAACAAAGGACACGCCGCTCCAGCAATGGCTTCGAATGTAATGAATTCTTGTTTTGAATATATTATTTTTCTTGCACAAACAGAAAATCCAAGTAGAGCAATTCCTATTTCAGATTTTAGAGGCACGGTTAAAAATGTCTATGAAGGTAAACCAAATCGTAATAATGAATTCTCAAAAGTTCATGCGGCTACATTCCCAATTGATTTTCCTGAGTGGGCAATAACTAACTTTACAAAAACAAAATCAATAGTCGCTGATTGTTTTGGTGGAACAGGAACAACATTGATTGCGTGTGAAAAACACAATAGAAAAGCTAGACTAATGGAATTAGATCCTAAATACTGTGATGTAATAGTAAAGAGATGGGAAGATTTCACCGGCAAGAAAGCCGTATTATTAACAGATGAGTAACATTTCCCCTTAAGAAAATGGTAGAGCATATTCCTAGTGAAGAAAACAAGCGGATAGTCGAGACATCGGCAGGACTAGGCTTGCCCCATGAGCAGATAGGCGCATTGATTGGCATTGATGATAAGACGCTGCGGAAACATTATCGGACTGAGCTAGACGTAGGTAAGGCTAAAGCCAGCGCACAGATAGCCAAGACGCTGTTTAGCAAGGCTCAGGGCGGGGATACGACTGCGTTGATCTGGTGGACTAAGGCTCAGATGCGATGGGCTGAGACGCAGAAGCAAGAGGTTACTGGTGCTAA